TACCGGCGACTATGGCGCTGCATCAGCTACCGGCAAAGAAAGCATAGCCCTTGCTGCTGGAAAGGATTGCAAGGCAAAGGGAGCATTAGGATGCTGGATTGTGCTTACTGAACGTGGAGAATGGGACGGGAACACTTATCCTATCATTTCAGTCAAAGCATTCAAAGTGGATGGTAAGTCAATCAAAGAGAATACTTTCTATTCTTTAGTGAATGGAGAGGCAGTGGAAATGAAATAACAATTTATTCCAGCCGCATCAAAGGTAGTGTTATTACCGTACTAAAAGCCGTGAGAGAAGCGAAGTGCACATCGTTTTAATAATTACGTATGGGAATAATATATGCTGTACCGTGAAACAAATGCTGCTGAAATAGAATGATATAATAAAGTAAATTAATTGTGAAGTTATTATATGAAAACATCAAAATCATTCCATCAAGAGTACATTGAGAAAGCCAAAAAACTAATCCATGAAATCCTTGAAGATAAAAAAGAGTACGATGACTGGACTCAAATTCGTTTTTCCATGCAAAATGCAGTACAAGCTGCGGCTAATATATGGGGAATATCATCAGATGAACAGATTTATAAGATGAGAGCCTTTATTACAGAAATGGTTATCGCCGAACTTTTAAATCTCCGACAATTTGATATATTCTTCAAGAAGAAGGGAGCAGAAAAGAAAAAGCCATTAGATACATTGTATTGTCCAAAATGTGGAAGTAATAATGTTGAAGAAAGAGCATGGGTAAATCCAAACACAGATGAAATCAGATATAATGATTCAGTTGAGGAAGAAGATTGCTGGTGTAATATTTGTGAAGAGCATGTAGAATTATGCACTCTTTCAGAATTATGGGAAATGTTTGGGGATATTCCGGTCAATAATGATGACGAGATTGAAAAGGACTTTCTTAACTTCTCAGCCGGAACATCAAAGTTCAATGTCTGGCATTGGTTCGATGAACGGTGTCCCAATAACCTGCACGATGATTTAATGTTTCCTTCAAATAGCAACAATCATGGATAAATCTATAAAACAAATAGAGCAAGAGTTGTTTAATCTCGAACAAGAGAAAAATAAGCTGGAGAAAATATTGATTGATGCGATTTCTTCCGCAATGTTAAAGGTTGCTCAAAATAAACCTATGCAGCGAATTAGTAAGCATTGTTTTGTGATTTGTTTTTCAGATATGGTCGAGAATCCCTGGAATCCTGGGTTTTACGACTGGGAGAAATCCATCAGTATCATTTTGAAGTTTTTAAGACCTAAGCCGGCAAAAGAGTGGGTTTGCTCGTTGGTTTCAAAATTGGGAGGCACACCAAAGAATCAGCCAGTTGTTTTTGAATACCGTAAGAAAAGTTTCGACGTGATGTATTCAAAGAAAATTCCAGTGTCTCGGATATTTATTGAACAAATAATCAAAGAATTAAATCGGTAACAATCATGAAAAATAAGATATATACTCGTTCAGTCACAATTCGTGACAACGACATGAACCGTTGGGGTATTACATTTGAAGTCCGTGAGGTAGACCCTTGTACAAAACGAAACATTGACACTTTGGAAGAATTTGTAGAACACTTTGAAGTATCAGTGTGTGCTGAAGGTTGCGGCAGCTGGGGTCAATGTTATGGCAGGATAACACCAAGAACACCTGGACAAAAAGGCTTGCTTGATTTTTGGAATAAATACCATTGTGGTAGTATAGCAAGTGGAACCAGAGCACAAGAGAAATATCTTCATGGAGAACAATATAAAAAAGATTTTGATGAATTCATCAAAATCTTTTCCGGATACGATGAAAATTTCCGTAAACAGTTTGATGCCACATCATTCAATATCATGTGTAAGTTTTATCAAGTACAACCCGAACACATGCCTACATTGAGGGGAGTGATTTCAAGATATGCAGATGGTAATCCTATCGAATATATTCTTGGGCTTAACCCTAAACGAATCAGACATGATGCCAATGACTTGTATGTAAAATACATTTTTCTGGCGATCAGAGGGCTGTATATCAACAAAGGTTACAAATATGGAACTGATTGGCTTTACTTACCCATTCCAGAAGATATATGCAAAAGAATAGATGACTTGTGCGAAGTGTTACAAAACGAAGAAGAAGATTTATCTCAAAGCTTCGCTGTTCCAGGCGATTTTGACATGAGTGGTAATTTTGAAGCTACAAAAGATATTGTTGAAAAAGTTATGGAAATGCGTGATTGTGATGAAGAGGAAGCTAAACGGTTTGTAGCTCTTGGGATTCATTTGCAATTGACATTTGGTGATTTAGATGATACATTTCAATCGAATGGCGACTGCTTATATCAAGCAAATGGGACGGAATATTATATAGGTACAGAAGAAGAGTTAGAACAATTAGCCAGTGACATAGTACATAATAATGATGAGTATGAATATTTTTGGCGTGAGGCGGTTGCGGCCCAAAATACAATAGATTCTTTGGAAGACTGGTTGGATTCTATAATTTCCATAGACGGCTGGTGTTCTGTTTTAAATCATTGGGATGGTGAATACGAAAGTTATAAGATAGCTGGAGAATATATTTGTGTTTGTAGGTCATAAAATATTGAATTATAATGGAATATATTAAGCATTCTGATTTTAGTGCCATGTGTGACAAAATTAGAAAAATGGAAGTGGAAGAACTGGTATTAGCATTGCAAGCTCATGGTGGCAAATTTGTTTGGGTTGACGACGATAACAATGAGGAATTATTATACGAACCGCCTACAATCATGGTCAATACGGATGAAGGCCCCATGGACGTTGTGGTTTATGAAGCACGGCTGAATAATGGACATATCAACTTGTTGGCTTACGATAAAGAATGGGGCAACAAGCAGCATATCGAGCTGGAGTATATTGCCACCGGACATCTTGCATATCTTATAGAACACATGCCTGTTACAGACAAAGTAAAATCTGTAGCAATAAACGATGATTAATATGGGACATAAAAAGACGATTGATTATTGGAGACACCCCACCTATTTTGAAATTAAATCTGGAGAGGGAGCTATCCATTGGTTAACAATTGATATAGAAAAGGTACTAAAGCCTGATGGAAGTTTAAAAAAATGGTTTGTCCATACAGATGGGTTACGATATAACCGACCATGAAGAAAGGTTGTTCCTGTTTTATACAAGAACAACCTTTATGTTAATATACAGTTAAAGTGGACAACTATTCACACCATACAAGTAAACAAAATCTATTCAAATTAAAGCTGCGATAAAATGCCGTTAAAAATAGAAGACATAAAATTGGCAGGAACCAGGTTTGATGGCCGCGCTAAGTTGTCCCCAGAACAACGCCAGGCCATTCAGATTTTGGCCCGTGAAGGATATAGTCAAAGAAAGTTGGCCGCAATGTTTAATGTAAGCAAACGGCTTATACAATCTATACTATCTCCCCCTACACGCAAGACTTACAAACAATATCCAACTGAATATTGGACTGAGTTAAAACGAAAATATCGTAAAAAGAAAATTGATTTATATAAAAATGGAAAGATCAAGTTTAATAACAAGCTGAAAAATAAATGAGACGCAAGCGTATCAAGCGTGTAGCTAACATTGATTTTGGCTATCGTTCAATTACTGGCGCAAAGCAACATATAAAAGTATTCTTGAAATCGCTTCTTTCGCAAATAGGGCTACAACAAGGAATAGACTATGCAGTAACAGCTAATCATTTGCGAATTAGACATGTGAAAAATATTACAGGAAAAATAACCACTACACTTAAAGAGATATTCCCAGTATTCAATTTTTATTGGAAGACTCCAAGATTATTAGTGTGGTTCTAAAATCAATATTGCTAATAACAAGTATGGAAAATTTAAAATTTAGTGTTGGAGATAATGTGAAAATTGTATCCAATGATCTGCAACCAGAAATGGTTGGAAAAATTGGCAGAATAAAGAAAGTGTACCCGTCATTTTCTGAAGATTCAGATAATAATATTCACCCTTCTTACTTTTATCGTGTTGAAGTAGGAGGTACTGTCTTAAAAGGAATTGCTACAAACGAAGATCTAAAAAGTGTATCACATTAAGGAATCATGGTGCAAAATGTGTGTTTCGGAAGACAATCGGAAACGAAATAAAAGAAAGAAATCGAATTAAAAATAATCTATATGATAATAGCATGGTTTTCTTGCGGTGTAACATCCGCAGTAGCTTGTAAGATAGCACTAAGTCTGTATGATGATGTGCAGATTTACTATATCGAAACAGGTTCCGGGCATCCTGATAACAACCGGTTCCTATCTGATTGTGAAAGATGGTATAATCGCTCGATACATACTATCAGAAGCGATAAGTATCTCAACGTAGAGGATGTGTTGGCTAAGAAAAGATTTATTAATGGTCCTACTGGCGCAGCTTGCACATTCGAACTAAAGAAACAAGTTCGTTACAAGCTGGAAAAAGAGTTGGGAAATTGGGACGGTCAAGTCTGGGGATTTGATTTTGACCCGAAAGAGATTAACCGTGCCATTCGCCTAAAGCAACAATATCCGGAAACAAAGCCGTTATTCCCGCTTATTGAAAGACAGATAACCAAAAAGGATGCAATGGGTATGCTTTGGAAAGCTGGCATTGAAATCCCCGCTATGTACAAGATGGGTTACAATAACAACAACTGCATCGGCTGTGTGAAAGGTGGTATGGGCTATTGGAATAAGATACGGAAGGACTTCCCGGAGGTATTCAACCGAATGGTAGTAATTGAACGAGAAGTGGGTGCAACGTGTCTGAAAGACAAATCGGGAAAAATATTTCTTGATGAGCTTTCTCCTAACCGTGGAGAAATACCAGAAGAAATCATGCCTGATTGTTCTCTTATTTGCCAAATAGAATTCCAAGGGATAATAGACAGGCAGGTAGAACGGGTTTTGAAAGGGGAAATTCACATTAATGACGTAACATGAAGAAAAGAATAGAAAAAGAGATGCAGAAACACCCGCACAGATACAAATTGCATCAGTATTTGAAGTATGCCCGCCAATGGTGTTTTGCTCTGGCATATAAGGGTAAACTATACACGTTGTTAGACGATGGTAGAATTGTAAAGGAGAACAGTTGGTTATGAAGCGTTTAATTGATGCCATTATAAAGAAATGGTTCTGTTGCCACGAGTGGGAATACTTATTTGAGAGGAGAGTTGAAGTTGTTGATGATTGGGGCGATAGAAGTTGGTACACCGTCCGTCACTATTTCTGCAAGAAGTGTGGTAAATATAAGAAAATTAAAAGTCATTGATTATGAAACAGACAGTAGAAGAAGCAGCCCAAAGCATGGCTTATAATAAGATGCCAGATTGGGGAGGATTGCCAGCATTGGCGAAAAAATATTTTATAAAAGGTGCAGACTGGCAGGCAAGGCAATCTCCGTGGATAAGCGTTGAGGAACGGTTGCCGAAAGAAGGGCAAAAAGTTTTTGTTTTGGTGATGTGTTATGGCACACCATGTATTCGAGAAGAAAAGTTTTGTAGAAATAGCAATTTAGATAAAAAGGGAATGTGGATTCACGGAAACAGTATCGTGCTGGCATGGTTTCCCACCCCCTCTTTCGATGAGATACTCGAAGCCAACAAGGATGTACTTGAACGAATTAAAGAGAAAGGAGACTGAATATGAAAGTAAAAAATGGAATAATAATAGACGGAGTGCTGCATGAAATTGTGCCAATGAGAGAAAACTACTCGTGTGACAATTGCAGCTTGGAAGAAAAATGCGATAAAATAGATTTTTTCTTATGTACATTAATTGCTGGAAGGCATAATTCTGATGAACGTTTTATCAATCGTGGCAAAGTGACAGATATTAAGATAGATAAGGAGGAATAACTATGGGATTTACAACACCGTGTTTCATACGTAAAAATACTGCTAATATTAGAAATAGATTAGAAGAATTTGGTTACTATTGTAATCCATATGTAGGTTGGCGTAATTTATACTACAATTTATGCACTTGTATATTTGGAGCTAATATGGTTTATTCATTGGACGATGATGATACAGATGATCTTGAAAAAATAGATAGTCTTATTGATTGTGGAATGAATGAGGAACTTTTCTTGGCTATAGCCGCATTGAGGGACGATACAGATAAATACCAATGGTTTACGGATGGGAATAAATGGATTCTGTGTCCTGAAATCAAGTTCTCTACTTATTGGGTTAATGATATTGACGTGAATTTGGACGCCATTCACAAGGCTACCGTAAACGAACTGATTGAACACTTTAAAGAAAAAGAATGAAAGCACATGTGATGAAACTTGAAAACAATTGTGTGATTGTTGACGAGGAATATTTTAATAGCCTAAAAGAAAAGTCCGAACTGAATGAGGTAAGGATAAAGGAGCTTTCCGAAGAGATGTTTTTGAGATACACCAAAGAGGGCGGAATAAAGGTTTCTTATGAAGTGAATGGTGTGCCATATCTCTTTCGTCATGATTTACTGCATGAGATAAATTATGACGAAAGGGGCTATCCAATATCCATATCGGAAAGGGTGAAATATGCTATTGCAGACGATATAACCGAGTTCTTGAACAATAAGTTTAAAGGACTGAAAGACGAGGCTTTGAATTACGCAATAAGCGAGTTTGACAAGCAGAAACACGGTTTGAAGGCTACTGTAAAAATATGGAAATGTTTTGCATTAATCTTTTTCATTATGACTATTGTTTCAATAACCGCATTATTTATATAGTTATGACCGAAGAACTTGTAACATTAGAGACAGCGAAGCTGCTGAAGGAGAAAGGATTTGTTTGGAAGTGTGAACACATAATAGGCTGCAATAAGGTTATTACAAAATATGACCTTCCGCAAAGTATGTCGTGTTGTACGGAAATAGATAACGAATCAGTTGAATTTTTGTGTCCAGTATTGTATATCGCCCAAAAGTGGCTGCGTGAAAACAAAAAACTTCATATCGAAATATCCTATATGTATGGAGACTATTGGATATATGATATACTGACAATTCCGGAACATGATTTAGTAGGATTGTCGGATAGACCTATTATCCATTATAAATCCTACGAGGAAGCACTGGAAGCCGGAATACAAGAAACTTTAAAACTTATATAACTATTATGAGCAAAGGAATTTACACAAAAGAAAATGTAGGTAATGGTGTATTCATCTTTACCGTCAATAAGAATTTTGTAGAACCTAAATTTTGGGGACTGCATGAAGAAAACGAACAGGCGCAATGTGTAGTTATTATCCATGATGGCAATGCTTTATTCTTCTATCCGGAAGATATGGATAATGAAACCCATATTCTTCTTGATTGGGAGAAAGAGCAAACAGGGAAGATATATCCAACCACAGAAGAAGGTATGAAGGATACCGATGGAATAGGCAATACCAAAGCATTAGCTGCATCCGGAAGCGAAATTACTGAGAAAGTCATAGCATTGGACTTATGTGGATTAAGTTGGCACATTCCGACACTACAAGAGAGTGTCTTAGGGTACGAACATAAGGTTATGCTGAATGCAGCCTTAGCTATCTGCGGAAAACAACCAGTGAAAGATGACTGGTATTGGTGCTCTACGAGAAAAGAAAACAAACGCAATTTTGTTCTCGATTGGTACTATGGTGTTAGGGACTACTTCAATCTGGCCAGTAACTATTGGGTTCGCCCCGTGTCCACTGCCTCTCTTAATTCACTTTAACCTTATAAATGATTACAACTATGGCAAAAGTATTTATAACAAAGTATGCCTTAACAAAAGGTATTAAAGAGATAGAAGCAGATATTATTAGAAGTAGATTTGAAGATGGAGAATATGTAAGGGATGGTTTATGTTCTTACTTCTGTATAGGGGAAAACGCATTCACCGATAAATCCGAAGCGTTGAAAAAGGCGGAAGAAATGAGGATTAGGGAAATCGCTTCCCTTCGTAAGCAGATTGAGAAACTTGAGAAATTATCTTTTAAAGTAGAGGAGATTTGATTATGGGACAAGAAAGAAAAATCGGAGAGGTATTTGAATATAATGGAGAAAAAATTATCGTGAAAAAAGATAGCGATTTTATATACGAATGTGATAGATGCGTCTTTAATGGTAAACCGGAATGCGGTGATTATTATTGCTTGCATTTTGAAAGACAAGATAAACAAGATGTGCACTTTGAAAAAGTGGAGGATTGATTGAAAGAGGAGCTTATAAAGAAAA